CTTATATTTTATAACTTCAAGTGTAGGTTGTTTTTTATATTCATAATAATAATCACGTATACTTTTAACTAACCACTTATTTGAATCTGAATCAAACATTGTTGGTTCTAAGATATCACTAATAGTCTGAATAAATTTCATATCACGTAATAACGCTGCAATAATTTTCGATTGAAATGATGTTCCAAATTGTGTTAATGTTTCACTCATGTGTTTTTTCTGCATAGTGATTTAATTGATTAAAATTAGTAAGTAACCAACTATTAAGATTTGGTAATGCTGTATATAACTTATCTTCTAAAAACATTTTTTGAAATTTATATTTTATTAACCTATTAATAGGTTCTCTAACTCTTTCTGTTATTTTAGTTTTAGTTGTACCTGAAATGTCTACATCTGATAATTGCATTAATTTATAATTCAATTCTATAACATCTTTTGCATCTGGTAATTCTGCAATAACCTCATCTATATTAACTATACGGTTCTCACTCAAAAATGGTAATTTTTTTTGGATTGTTTTCAACCCTAAACCTCTTACACCAGGTATGTTATCTGACTTATCACCGTCTAATACTCTATACCAAATAAGGTTATGAGATGAAATACCATACTCTTCTAATACAGCATCTTCATCATACATTTTCTTTTTAGTAGGACTCCATACTTTAATTCTACCATTAGCCAGTTGAAGAAAATCTTTATCTGTAGACATAACTGTAATTTGAGATTCAGTAAGAACTTGTCTGCATAAATAACCAATAGTATCATCAGCTTCAATATTATCATAAGATAAAACAGTTACAGGAAGTGTATCTAAATACTCAACAATTCTCTGTAACTGCATGATCATATTTTGTTTCTCATCTTCTTGAGACGCAAAATCATATGTACGATTTACTCTGTATTTTGTTTTACGTTTTTCTTTGTACTGAGGATATAACTTGCGACGGCGAGAAGACCCACCCTTACCATCAAATACTATGATGACACGAGTAGGCCTAAACATATTTATAGTGTAACCAATACTTCTTAGAAAACCAACTATTCCACCAACATGAATACCGTCATCGTTAGTAGTTGGTATAACACTAAATACTCTGATAAAAGTATTTAAGCCATCTATTATAAGTACTTTATCATTAGGCTTCCCGCCGTCTAAAGATCCACCTTTTTTCTTTATCTCTTCAAATATAGAAAGATATTTACCATTACTCACTAAGTTCTTCTTCCACAACTACATCATCAATACCAAAATTCTTTTCGTATTTTAAAATGACTTTATCACAAATTAAGTTATAGCAGTATTCTCTGAAAGCTTTATCTTCAAGTTGTTCACTCCAATCTTTAGATTGAAATTTGAGTTCTTTACCGTCTTGGTTTGACATTGTATACCACGCACCACCTTGTTTTACAAGTTTATGTTCTTTCATGACTTTTAACCAACTTCCATCATCATCAATACCAGTTTCAAAGTATAATTCAAAATCCGCATGTCTCATTGGAGGTCCAAGTCTATTTTTAATAACTTGAGCTCTCATCTTCATACCAATAGTATTAGTTTTTTTATCTTTAATTTGTCCAAGATTCTTTAATCTGATACGAGTTGATGCGTGAAATGGTAATGCTTTTCCACCGCTCGTAGTCCATGGGTCTCCAAACATTACACCAAGTTTTTGTCTGAGTTGATTAGTGAACACGAGAGCAATCTTTTGTCTACCAATCATTTGAGTAATCTTTCTCATCGCCTTTGATATAACGATAGCTTTTGAAGTAGCCCAACCATCTTTATCAAAATCAGCTTCTAACTCTACTTTAGTTGTTGCTGCAGCTAGTGAATCTACAAGAATAGTTACTAATCTTTCTTTATCTGATTCACGAACTTTGGCAACTATCTCTTCAACTGCTTCAAATATATCTTCAACTGTTTCTAAATGTAAATACAACATACTATCTACATCTACACCAATTGCACCAAGAAACTCAGTACTAACAGAAGTTTCTGTATCTATATAAACAGCAACTCCTCCTTTTCGTTGAGTTTCAGCTAATATATGAGCACCCAGTAGAGATTTACCACTTGATTCTAATCCATTGATTTCTGTAATCCTACCAACAGCAATTCCACCATTAGGTTTATTTGATATTGCTAAGTCTAACATAGTAGAACCTGTAGATACAAAATCCTTTATATCAGTAGGTGTTGTATCTGTACCATCAAGGAAATATGCTACTTTCATATCCTTGAATTGTTTATTTAAGGTGTCGGCTAAAACACCAGCCAATTCATCTCTAGTTGACATAAAAATCTCCTATTAATAAAATGGTGGCCGTAAAACGACCACCATACTATTTTATTTAGTTATTAAATAAATCATCAAACGCATCTGATGTTTTCTGTGAATTATACGTAGAAGCTGCCGCAACTGGTGTTGGTTTTTCTTCTTTCGTTTTTTCACTTGTTGTATCACCATTCAGGTACTCATTAAGAGCCTGAGTTAATTCTTCATAAGATTTTTCCTGATAAATTTCAGTAATATTCTTCTGAGATTCATTTAGTGATTCAAGTACTGATGCATCTTCTGTAATTGGAGTTTGATTTGGCTTAACTCTGATTGATGTTGAAGGAAAGGATTTACCTGTCTCTTCAGCAGTTTTGAATTCTACAGCAACATCACGACCACTTACTGCATCTGTGATATCACCATAATCTGGATCTGCGATAATGGAAAGTAGTTCTTGATAAACTGTTTTTCCAAAACCCCAAAAGCGAACACCTTGAGTTTCTTCACCACGAACAACAACTGGAGCGAAAGTTCTCATTTTCGCTTCAACTTTTTTACCTAAACGGTAATCATCTTTTGAACCAGTTGATTTGAGTTTTTGTGCAAACTCTTCAATTGGGTCAGGACGACCAAATGATATTGGTGAAAGATAATTCTTATCACCTAAACCATAATGAAAATATAACTCAATGAAAGGATTGTCCTTGTTGTGTTTGTAAGGAACAATTCTAACTAATTGTAAACCAGGTTGTGGTTTCCAAAGATTTGATGTACGAGTGTTTGTAGTTTGAAGTTGACTAAGACGATTTTTGATTGCGTTTAAATCCATTTTTATTCTCCATTAGTTAATTAGTATTTTTTAATCAAGTGTAACCTTGATACATAAATAAGTATAATCAATTCCTTGAAAATACAATTTATTTTTTATCTTTATCCCACGTTTCTACGTTTACGATAGTATAAATTCTTGTTGGTATTTTATTGAGACCATCTTCATTTGTAAGTAGCAAACAGTTCTTATAATTCTCCCACTGTATAGGAAATGTTTTATCTAACTTACCATCATTCAATTCACGAATTAAATCATTAAGTGCATTGATTGTATAAAGTGTATTTGTATTCTTTTTTCTGTGAAGTGAAATAGTATCTGGAATACCTTGCATGAAATCTTCATCATACTCTACATTATATGTACATATTAATTGATGGTGATCTTTTTCATTCTGAAATACATATATCTTATCAAACACAATATCATTGCATGCTATAATAATATCTACTGTTTCATAGAATTTATTACGTTTAGTGAATGTGCAAAGTAGTTGAGTTTTCATTATTCTTCACCATAAACTGTTTTGTGAGCAGATTCTAATCTTGGAGCAAAGTCTTTATGTAGTACCATCTCAAATTTAAATTGTCCACCGTAACCTCTACCATCTTCTCTTATTTTAACTTCTGCTACTGGAAAAACTTCACCTGTCGTTTCAACATTATATCCAATAAATGGGGGTGGTCCTGGTTTTGCCACTAAATGTTCTTTTATTTCATCGTAATTATCTGTACCAAAAATTGATTTCATAGTTTCTTTATCTAATGAGTTAGGACCTATAGCCATAGTTTCTTCACCATCAGATACAGCTTTTAATGGAAACTCTGACTTTATAGTATTCAACATACCATCTCTCATTTTTTCATTTTCAGTAATTGCTCGTACTGACTTTTCTACAAATTCAGCATGTGCAGTATTATCTTGTTCAACAAC